GCAAGACGCAGAAGGAGGTAAGACAAAAGCTTACCGCAATCACCGCGGAGATCGACAATGGAACATACCAGGAGCCTTGCAAAATGACTGTGAATGATTGGCTTGATATTTGGCTGAAAGACTATCAGATCGGCGTCAAGGATTCCACGGCGTATCCCTATGAACGACAAGCTAAATTATATCTGCGGCCTGCGCTCGGCAACATTTCACTTGAAACGCTAAAGGCTCATACGGTCCAGCGCCTCTATAACTCGCTCGCGCAGGAACACGACGGACAACCCGCACTAAGTGCGAAAACCATCAAGAACATTCACGGTGTGCTACACAAAGCGCTCCAACAGGCCGTTCTTCTCAACTACATCCGCTACAATCCGACGACCGCGTGTGTTCTGCCCAAAATCGTCAAAAAAGAGATTCATCCGCTGACCGATCAACAGGCCGCTCAGCTTTTGAATCTCCTGAAAGGCAGCAAATATGAAATTCCGCTCACCGTCGATCTCTTCACCGGCTTGCGTGAAGGCGAACTACTCGGCCTGATGTGGAACTGCGTTGATTTTGAAAAAGGTACGCTCCTCATCAACAAGCAGCTTCGCAGAAGTCAGCGGAAAGGAGGAACATACTATTTCTCCCCGCCGAAAAACAACAAGGGCCGTACCATCACACCCGCGCCGTATGTGATGAAGCTGCTACAAGCGCAGAAGGTGCAGCAAGCCGAGCAGCGGTTGATGGCAGGTCCGGCGTGGGAGGATAGCGGCTTAGTGTTCACCAATGAGTTTGGACGCTATGTTTCCTACCGTGCGATCTTCGACAGCTTCAAGCGTATCGTGAAACGCATCGGCCTTCCCAACGCAAGGATACACGACCTTCGCCATACTTACGCCGTGAATTGCATCCGTGCCGGTGATGATATCAAAACTGTGCAAAGCAATCTCGGTCACGCGACCGCCGCTTTCACCCTTGATGTCTACGGTCATTTCACAGACGATATGCGCTCGGTCAGCGCACAGCGTATGGAGGGCTTCATTACAAATGTTCTCAATTTATAAAGGGTACGATAAAGGGTAAAAGGCGTTTCAGGGCAGCAAAAAAGCCTTGAAGTTACTGAAACTTCAAGACTTTTTTCTGTGGTGCGCGGTACAGGACTCGAACCTGTGACCCCATGCACGTCAAATATAGCCGTGCTTTTGCTTCGCCGTTTTTCTTTGCTTTTCGCTGTTTTTCTCTCATTTTCTCACTTTCAGGCAGTTGCAAACAGCCAAGGACATTTGCGGTTACTAACAAAAAACTAACAATTCCCCGCCGCCTCAACAGCGGCAATAAGCTGCTCGGCATCCGCATGAACATAGATACTTGCCGTGGTGGTATAGCTGGCATGACCGAGTATCTTTTGAAGCGCCTCGGGCGCGATGCCGGACTTCCTCGCCCAGCTCGCGTAGGTGTGCCGCGTCGCGTGCGGCGTCTTTTTTTCTATCCCCAGGCGATTTAACAGTGCGTAAAAGTCTCGCTTGCGGAAATTCGCCGGTATCTTCTGCCCGCTGTAGCCCGAGAGCAGCAGGTCTCCTGTTGCGCGAGCCTTAAAATCTGCAAAGTACGCGCGCCCCTCCGGGCGGATGGGAATAATGCGGTTCTTTCCAGCCTCGGTTTTTTCGCCGCCAATGACATAGTTTTCGTGGCAATCAGTCACAGGCAGGCCGAACAGCTCGCCGATTCTCATGCCGGTATAGATCAACATGAGGACGATTTTTGCAGTGTCGCTGCCATCTTCTTCCAGCTTTCTAATGTCCTCGTCGGTGAAAATTTCCTTTTCCTTTTTGACGTTCTCGGGCAGCTTGACAAACCGCGCAAAATTGGTCGTGCATATCTCCTCACGCATCGCCCATTCCGACATTTGCGTAAGGAGCTGCTTATACTTGCTCACGGTGGAATGGCTCTTCTTCATGTACGGGTCAATGACCGCTTGAAAATCCGCGGTGCGCAGCTCACGGAATTTCCGCTCGTAGAGCGGCGCAAAGACCTTGTATGCTCCGTCGTATGATTCTATGCCGTGCTCGCCGATCTCGCGGTAATGCTCCGCTTTCCAGTCCTCGAAAACCTCGGCAAAGGTCATATTATACCGCTCTGTCAGGTCTTTTCCGGAGAGCCGTTCCAGCGCGTCCAGCGCTTCCGACTTTTTGCCGTAATAGCCTATGATGATTTTATTCTTCGCAGCGACCCACGGGCGCGATCTCCGGCCTTGCAGCCGGTAGACCGTGCCCTTTCCATTTCCGCGCCGGAGTGCCTTGCGGCTCTTCCTCTCCTGTTCTGCCCCACACTGACAGCAGAACGGGCCGTCCGGCACTTCCCTTTTGCATTTAATACAGATCATATTTGTTCCCTGAAAAGTATCGTTCGATCTTTTCCTCGAGCTCCTCTGCGCGCTGCGCGGCCCGAAGCATATCTTGGAGGGATAAACATGCCTTTATGCCAAAATAGAACGCCGCAATAGCGACGATAGTTGCCGGTCCATCAGGGATATTAAGGCGCGCGGCCATGTAGGTTACAGCGCACAGCCACGCCGCCATGACCGTGATGCACACGATGGTAACGAATAGCTCCATTTTTGGAGTGTCATATTTCATAACGCGCTCCTCCCAGCACCTATTTATCCCGCCTCTGCCTCAATTTGCGATATGGGATCATCCCGGTACAGGTCGTCTTTTTCGATGTGTGTTATCTCATGCTTCAAACTGTCTGCATTCTTCTCACGGCTCAATCTGCTGTTGAGCAAAACGGTATAGGTCCCGTCGTCGTTTAACAGGACAATACCGCCGGACGAGCACACCGGGAAGTCTACCAAATGCACAAAGTAATCTGCATTTTCAAGCATCATTCTGATTTCAGCCCCTTAATAAATACGGCCATCATGCGCTTCTGCTCTTCCGTCATTGTGCGGAACGAATGCAGGAGCGCTCTTTCTTCGTCTTTCAGCGCCTGCAAAGTATCGGCATCCTGCGAGGAGAAGTAAGACCGCTCTACGCCGAAATAATCCGCCAATTTTTGAATCGTGATATCCGTCGGTATTGTGCCACGCTTCCAGCCTGTTGCCGTGGACTTATTCAGGCCGATAGCCTCTGCGACTACGGACGGCTTCACGTCTCTTTCGTTGCACAGTTTAATAAATTGTTCATAAAACACAACATACACCCCTACATTCTGACAGTTTCTACAAAGTTGAAAAAGTTGCACGAAATCGCTTGCAGTTGCATAAGTTGTGCGCTATAATCCAGTTACGGTTGAAAAATATGAACACGCAACGCGGCCATAGTAAAAATCCGACGCAAATGCAAGCTGGCTATTCTTTTTTGGTGACACATAAATGATAGCATAGTTGTTTAAGAAATTCAACCGCAAGATATAGTCAACAGAAAGGCGGTGACACACAAGTGGAGACATGGATGGGTGAGGTTGTTGCAGAAATGCACATGAAGAAGATCACGCAAAAAGCGCTTGCTGCGCAGATGGGGGTCACGAATGAGTACATCTGCTCGATCCTCAACGGCAAGCGCGAGAAAATCCCCGACGACATGGAGCGGAGGATTCGGGAAGCGATCAGCCAAATTAACGCAGGATAGGAGGGACCTTTGTGCAAATCATTTCGACTATGACGCCGCAGGGTGCGGCGGAATACCTGCGAGCGTGTGGCATGAGCATTTCCCCCGATACCCTGCGCCGCGGCATTGAGCAGGGCGTTTATCCGTTCGGCCTGTGCATCAAAACGGACGGGAGCGCCGTCTACCAGATTTTCAAGCGCCTGCTGGACGAGTGGATCGCGGAAAGGGGCGCTGAGGCATGAGCAAAGAAACGCGGGGGGGGCAGCTTGTGAACGGCAAGGAAGTGGCACGGCGTCTGCGCGTCCCTTACCGAACGGCGCTTGACCTGCTCCGGTCCGGCACGATAGCGAGCCAGAAAGAAAAGGGCGTATGGGTAGCCGAGGCCGCGACCGTGCAGAGGTTCAAGCGCGGGAACGACCGGAAGATCGAAAAACTGCGCTCCGATTATGTGCGGCTCTATTGGGAGGGTCTTTCTCCTGACCGGCTGCAAGCGCGTGTGCGCGACGACATGGCGCTGCGCGGCATCGTCTGCACCGTCAGCGGCTTTGCGGAGCAGGCTATCTATGCCGACCTGATGAAAGAGAGGAACACCACATGAGACATGACCACCGTACCCGCGAGCAGCGCAAGGCCGACGCTTCGGCGCGCATCGCCGCCGTCTGCCTGTTCCTCGCGGCGCTGCTTATCATCGTCGCAGCCCTAACGGTCAAAACCACCGGGCAGCCGTACACCAGTGAGCCGCCGGTCATCGAGGACAAGCTCCCCGGCGAGGACAAGCCCGCAGAAGGATGCGCGGTGCTCGACATCGGCGAACCGCTCGGCGAATTTAAGCTGACCGCCTATTGCCCCTGCGCAAAGTGCTGCGGCAAGTGGGCGAACGGCATCACAGCGACCGGCATGACCGCCACCGAGGGGCGAACCGTTGCCGTTGACCCTCGCGTGATCCCTTACGGCTCGACCGTCACGCTCTACTACGAGGACGGCACGGTACATACCTACACCGCCGAGGACTGCGGCGGCGCGATCAAGGGAAACCGCATCGACGTGTTCTTTGACAGCCACGAGGACGCCCGCGCGTTCGGTGTGCAGAGCGCAATGGTATATGTGGAGGCGACGGCATGAGGCGGCGAGAGTTGGCAGACCTTGAGCCTTGCCCGAAGTGCGGCAGGCTCGGCGGCGAGCGCAAGCAGAGCGTGAACATCACGGGCAAGTATTACGTCCGCTGTCGCTGCTGCGGCTACACGACGTCAAGCAACGGAGAGCCGAACAATGCCGTTGCGATATGGAACCGGCAGAGCCGGAAAGGAGGCATCCCATGAACAATCTGCAAGAACGCCGCGTGTTCCTCGGCCTGACACAGCCGGACGTGAGCCGCGAGCTTCGCAAGGTCGACCCACGCATGGACGTGGGCATGGTGTCCCGTTTTGAACGCGGTGCGTGCTTACCGACCGCCGCCGTGCTGAAACGGCTGACAGAGGTCTTGCAAGCCTCTGTGAGCGATCTTTACGGCGCGGAGGACGTGGCGGCTATGGAGGAGCAGAACGGCGGAGAAGTGACCGTAGAGCCGACGGAGAACGCCAAGACGCTTGTGGCGTTTCTGCGTTACGGCGCGGAGCAGGCGCAGACACGCTTCGAGCTTTGCCGTCTGACCGGCTGGACGGACCGCGTTGTGCGGCAGGCCGTCGAGGACGCGCGAAAAGCCGCAGGCGACGACGGGCCATTCATCGTGACCGCCGTCGGCGGCAGGGGCTATTACCTCACCGACGATCCGGACGAGATCGAGCGGCACTACCACGGCGAATACGCCCGCGCCATGTCTATCCTCGTCAGCACCAAAGGCGAGCGCCGCTATCTGAAGAAGCGAGGCCGCCTATGACCTACCTGTGCAACCGCTGCGGCGCGATCATTTACGAGCCGCGGACGGTAACGAGCCGTGAAAACCTCGACGGCGAGAACGGCGTCGAGTGGCGGACAGACCTTTACTGCCCCGGGTGCGGGGCGGAGGAAATGTATTTTGAAGAATTGGAGGAGACCGAAGATGGATAACACCCTGATGAAAGTGACGCAGCTCCCCGTGATTGAGGAGCATTTGAGGAGCCGGAAGGAGCAGACGGAACAGCGCGTCGCAGAGGCAATGAGCCTTGTCTGCACCGACGAGACCTTAACCAGCGTGAAGAACATTCGCGCCGAAATGAACCGCGAGTTTGCCGACGCCGAGACCCAGCGCAAGGCCATTAAAGCCGCGATCATGGAGAAGTACGACAGCTTCGAAGCCGTCTACCGTGAGTGCATCGCCGACCCGTACAAGCGCGCCGACGCAGACCTGAAAGCCAAGATCGACGCGGCGGAAAGCGAGATCAAGAGCCGTTGCGAGGAAATGCTGCTGTGCTATTTTCAGGAGCTGTGCGCGGTCAACGAGATCGACTTCCTTTCGTTCGGGCAGACCGGCGTTAAGGTCGATATGGCGAGCGCCAGAGCCAAGACGCCGAAGAAGCTCATGGAGCAGATCAAGCTAAAGGTGGACGGCGTGGCGCAGGACATGAAAACCATCGGCACGATGGGCGAGAACGCGCCGGAGATCATGGTGGAGTACAAAAAGAACCTCGACCTCTCGCTTGCGATCTCCGTTGTCAACGAGCGCCACCGCCGCGCCGAGGAGGAGCGCGAGGCCGCGAAGCGCCGCACAGAAATGGAAGAAGCCCGCTCTGCCGGAGTACCCGCCCGCGAGGATACCGGCGCAGCGGCCCCGCAGATCGTCCCAAAGCGCGTGGAGCAGGCGGCGGTCGAACGCCTCACGGTGTCGTTCCGCGTGACCGATACGCGCGAGCGCCTGCGCCTTTTGAAGCAATTCCTTGTCAGCAATGGCTATCAGTACGAATGATTATTTGAGGAGGATATTACCATGAACGAAATGCAGACCTACAACAGCACCGAAGTTGTGAGCGCCAAGAGCGTGAACACCGAAATGATGATCTCCCGTCAGGCGCAGGAGGTACAGGCGGCAATGGTCGTCGCCAAGCGTTTTCCCCGTGACGAGATCGAAGCGAACAACCGCATTCTCAACGCCTGCAAGCGCAAGAGCCTTGCCGAGCGCGCGATCTATGAATACCCGCGCGGCGGCGAGAACGTGACCGGCCCCTCGATCCGTCTCGCCGAGGTCATGGCGCAGAACTGGGGCAACCTCGACTTCGGCATTACCGAGCTGGAGCAGAAGAACGGCGAGAGTACCGTCATGGCCTACTGCTGGGATTTGGAGACCAACACCCGCCAGACGAAGATCTTCACCGTGCCGCATATTCGCTACACCAAAAAAGGCAGCGTTGCCCTCACCGACCCGCGCGACATCTATGAAATGGTCGCCAATCAGGGCGCGCGCCGTATGCGCGCGTGCATTCTTGGCATTATCCCCGGCGACGTGGTAGACGCCGCTCTTGCGGCGTGTACCAAGACGATGATGGGAAAGAGCGATGAACCCATGATCGACCGCGTACGCAAGATGGGACAGGCGTTCAAGGACGACTTCGGCGTACCGATGGAGTGCCTTGAAAAGTACATCGGCTGCAAGGCCGAAGCGTTCACGGCGCAGAGCATCGTGCGCCTGCGTAATGTGTATACCTCACTGAAAGAGGGACGCGCGAGCCGCGAGCAGTATTTTGATCTCCCGACCGTCGAAGTGGACGAGACCACAGGCGAGGTCAAGGACGAGCTGCCCGCTCCCGCTGATGCCCTCGGTACGCCGGACGACGGAAAGGCCGGCACCCCCAAGCAGGTGAGCATGAATGATCTGTAAGGTCAAGGTCATTTCGACCGGCTCCAAGGGGAACGCCGTACTGCTGAATGATGAAATCCTCATTGACTGCGGCGTTCCCTTTCGGGAACTCGAACCATACTGCAAGGGATTGAGGCTCGTCCTGCTGACGCACGTTCACGGCGACCATTTCAACCCCGAGACCATCAAGCGCCTGCACTTCCTGCGCCCCGCGCTGCGCTGGTGCGTCCCTCCGTGGCTCATGGAACCGATGGGACGCATCGGCGTGGACCGCCGCGTGACCGACGAGGGCATGGCAGGCCATGTGCTGTTCTACTCCTGTTCCCTTCTCTACCCCGTCTGTGTGTCCTACAATTCCATTCCTCACGATGTTCCGAATTGTGCGTGGCATATCGAATTTGCAAACGGCGAGCGCGTGTTCTATGCGACGGACTGCGCCTCGCTGGACGGCATTGTGGCGCAGGACTACGACCTTTATCTGATCGAAGCCAACTACGGCGAAGAGGAGATACAGGAGCGCATGAAGCGCAAGCTGGAGGCGGGAGAATTCAGCTATGAGAGCCGCGCGATGGAGAGCCATCTATCCCGCGAGCAGGCGCGCGCATGGCTCGCCCAAAACGCCGCCATCGGTAAGAGCCGTGTACTCTATCTGCACCAACACCAAAGTGAGGAGGCCGCCTATGATACCTTGGGTACAAGTTTACAGCAACCTGCGCCAGCGCCATGACAAGGAGGGCTGCCTATGAGGTCAAGAGGCGCGCTGACATGGTTTGCAGTTGATACCTGCATACACACCTCGCCGAAGGTGGTAGACCTCGCTTCAAAGCTCGGCCTTGACCTCGACACGACGGTCGGAAAGCTGTGCCGCCTGTACGCATGGGCAAAGACAACGGGAAACGAAAGCGGGTATATCGGCTTTATCCCAAATGAAGAGATCGCCGGTATTCTTCGCTGGAACAAGAAACCACAGGTGCTTGTCGGAGCTCTCACATCAAGCGGCATCCTCGACAAAGACGAGGACGGCGGATACACCATTCATGGATGGTACGACCGGAACGGAAAATCCACGGAAAAAGCGCGGAAAGATGCAGAGAGAAAAGCATAGTTTCTCCACGGAAATTCCACGGAAAATCCACGGAGATTCCCGCTGTACAAATACAAATACAGATACAGATACAGAGAGAAATACATAGTCTTTTCTTCTGTTAAGCGCGCTATTGTTAGACTTCAACAGAACAGGAGGATTGCCCCATGACGAAAGAGGAGATGGTCAAGCTCTCCGGAATGCTGGATGCGTTCTTCACTTCTGCCCCTGCCGGTCAGCGCGCGAGCGGGAACGAGAATATCTTCCTTGCGTACTATCTGGCGCTGGAACCGTTCAGCTACGCGCAGGCCCGCGAGGGCATCATCGTGCATTCCCGCAAAAGCCGGATGTATCCGGCCCCTGCGGAGATCATCGCCTGTATGCCGGAGACCGTGGCGGGCGGGGAGGAGAACGCGCCGCCGTGTGACCGGGGCTGGATGCGGAAGCACATTCCGCCGGAGAACATCGGCAGCGTTTCCAGCTATGCGAGGCAGCACGGTATGACGTGGCCGCAGGCCGCGGCTGCGCTCAGAGGGGCGCGGGTGGCGCCATGAGCGGCTATCGCGGCTGCTGCTTCGCTTGCCCGTTTTACTCGCGGGACTACCGCGACTATCTCAACTGCGAGGGCGGGCAGCTCAAAATGCCGAAAGAGGCACTGGACGACTACATGGCGCGGTACTGCGCCAACTCCACAGCATGGCGCAGCTGCACCATTGCCCGCGCCCTGCTGCTGAACTACGAAAGGAAAGAACGACATGACAAACAAGCAAAAGATCGCCGAGCTTGAAACGAAGCTGCGGCGCTACGAGAAAAGGATCAGCGATTTGCAGAAGCTCAACGCGAAGCTCTCCGTGCAGGTGGTTGGCTCCACGCAGATCGGCAAGGCCGTGGACGCGATTCTGATCCAGACGGCGCTCACCTACGGCGAGACCGCCATAGACCCCGATACCGGCGAGGAGATCGGCAAGCGCCTGACGCTTCCGCCCGTCGAGGTGAGTGAGCTGCTGAAGCGCTACGAGGTCCACGCCCGCAAGGACGATGGCGGACAGTACATCATCGGCGTCGGCCTGCGGGACGACCCGAACGACCACAAGGGAGGCAACGCATGAGAATAGCTGTTATGGACACCAACGTGTTCAATACGATCATCGCCGCCGTAAAGGGCGCGGTGTCAACAAGCGTGGCAAAGCCGATGTACGGGCATATCCGGCTGGAATTTCGCAAGGAGAACAAGGCGGTTACGGCTATCGCCACAGACGGCTTTCGTCTCTTCGTGGAGCACGCGACCTGCTATGAGGTCGAAGAGGATTTCGATTGCTACATCAAGCCGAGCGTTCGCCTGCCGCGAGGTTACACCATGCGCTTGGAGCTGAAAGAGCGGAGCGAAACGGAAAGCGCGGTTGAGATCGAATGCCTCGGCTGCATCTTCGGCTTTGTTCAGCCGACCGGGGAGTTTCTGAATTGGGAAAAGGCTCTGCCCGGCGCGCCGACATTCCGTATCGGTGTGAACGCTGAGTATCTTCTCTCGGCGTTGCAGGCGGCAAAGGCCAGCGTCGGCGGCACCTTCAAGCAGCCTGCTATTCTGGAATTCCGCGGGCCGATTGCCCCCATTACGATCAAGACCAACCGCGAGGACGTCAAAATGGTCCTGCCGGTGCGCATCAAGGAGGCGGACAATGGCTCTGACGGCGGCTGATGTGGCAAGAATGTCCCCTGCGGCGCAGAAGCAAATCGCCGCGAAGCTCGTCGGCGAGGCGCAGCGCAAGAAACGGAAATACCACAACGAGCCGACGGTCTCGCACGGGATCACGTTTGACAGCAAGAAAGAGGCACGCCGCTATGAGGAGCTTTTGCTGATGCTCAAGGCCGGAACGATCCGCAGGCTCAAATTGCAGGTCGATTTCACCTTGCAAGAGGCATACACGACGCCGGAGGGCGAGAGGGTACACGCGATGCGCTATCGCGCAGACTTCGCCTATGAGCGTCCTACAAGGCCGGACGCGGCGGGCGTGGTTTACTGGATTCCGGTCGTCGAGGACGTCAAGAGCAAGGCGACAGCGACGGACAAGTACAAGCTCAAGAAAAAGTTGATGCTGGAGAAATTCAACATCACGGTCAAGGAGGTCTGACATGGACATAGCAATTATTCTCGCGCTGGCGCTGGTGGCTCTTGCCGCCGCTCTGCTCGCGTGGGCGTGGCGGAGAAACCGCCCGCCCTGCGCGACCTGCCGCCACCAGCACAAGCGCTACGAATGGTCGAACGGGCGCACGGCCTACTCCTGCCGCCTGCGGCGCGGGAAGTGGAACAAGCTGCGTATCGTGCAGGACATTGAGGACTGCCCGCATTGGGAACGGAGGAAGCATGAGAAAGACGATTGAGGTCTGCCGTCCCTGCGTGGAAGCGATGCGGCGTGCCGGAAAGGTGCTGCGTGAGGTAGAGCATCGGCGCGACGAGAAAGGCACCTGCTTTTGGTGCGACCGGCGGCGCTTCGTGAGCCGGTATGAGATCGTGAGGAGGTAGAGTGATGGACAGTTTGCAGGCAAGCCGCATCTCTGGCGGCAATAGCGCCACAGGACGCAGACAGTCCGACTTTTACCCGACGCCGCCGGAGGTAACGGTGGCGCTGATGCGCTTTCTCAAGCTGCCAGCGGGGACGGATATATGGGAACCGGCCCGTGGGCAAGGGGATATGGTGCGAGCGCTGGCGGACTGCGGGATGGCTGTCTACGGCACGGATATCCGCGACGGGATAGACTTCCTGACCACTCGACAGCCGGGAAACGCGCCTGCGGCTGATTGGATTATCACGAATCCGCCGTTTTCGCTGGCAGACGAGTTTATCCGCCACGCGGCGGAGATCGGCAAGCCGTTTGCGATGCTGCTCAAGGCACAGTATTGGCACGCGGCGAAGCGGGCGCAGCTCTTCCGCGAGATTCCGCCGAGCTACGTGCTGCCGCTGACGTGGCGGCCGGACTTCCTCTTTAAGGAGCGGAACGGCAAAAAGGGCGCGAGCCCGCTCATGGACGTCATGTGGTGCGTGTGGCTGACGCCGCAGATGCAGGGCGTGCAGACAGTATTCAAGCCGCTGATGCGGCCGGAAATGGAGACAAATAATGGAACGACTGACTGAACGCTGGGGCGAAGATGACGTATGGGTGAAAAACCATGATTACGTTTCTGCGGCATACCGCCTTGCCGCCTACGAGGACACGGGGCTGGAACCGGAGGAAGTTGAAAGGTCTAAACTGGAAATCGAAGCCGGATGCGTTAAAGCAATAGCCAGAACGTACGGAATTGACATCAATCGCCTGCGCGAGCTGGCCGAGGCCGATAAGGACGGGCGGCTGGTGGTGCTTCCGTGCAAGGTGGGAGACGGGCTTTGGACATTCTGTAGTTACCCGGTCGAGCAAGTTTACAGTTTTACTGTGACAGATATAAGCACACTTAATGGGAGGACTATGCTGAACACATCACGTTGCGGCGTTATAGATGCGCGTGATGTCGGCAAGACCGTATTTCTCACCCGCGAGGAGGCAGAAGCGGCATTGGGGGCGATGAAATGAGCCGGCTATGGAATTGGTGCGCATTCTGCGGAAAGCGCATCGAAACGGGCGAAAAGTGCTACGGCTTGCCAAACGGAGAGAGCGTATGCACAGATTGCTGTGTTGAAGAAAACGAGGGCGCGGCTGTATCCAACGGGGAGGAAGAACAGGAGAACGACAATGGCTGAATACATTGAGCGAGAAGCATTCAAGCAAAAATATCTGTGCTGCGGATATTTGCCGGAAATGTCAGAAAAGGAATTTGACGAATTTCCCACCGCCGACGTTGCCCCGGTGGTACGTTGCAAGGACTGTAAACACAAAGGTTGGGTGCAAGAGCCTTGTCATGGCAAGAGCGTTGATTATTGCAAGATTTGGGACTGCACTTTGCGGAATCTGGAAGCGACGTTTTGCAGCTACGGCGAACAAAAGGACGGAGGTGACAGCGATGTACGAATCGCCGATTAAAGTAATCCAAGGCGAGCTGGAAACGCAGCTTGAGGACGAAATTCTCAAGGCCGTGCATCGGGTAGGCGTCACCGTTGATAGGGACGAGCTGATCCGGGCGCTCCGCTATGACCGCGAGCAGTATCAGAAGGGCTTCGACGACGCGAGGGAGGACGCCGTGGTTGTGACGCGGTGCAAGGACTGCAAGCATAGCTGGGAGGATATAGGCGGACTGTGTTGCTCGCATGGGGCTTGCGTTGACCTTACTGTGCCGGGTGATTTTTATTGTGCCTATGGGGAAAGAGCGGAGGTGACAACAATTTGTCAAAGCTGCGGCGCGATGATGGACGGTGAGCCATGTACGCCATCGAAGTGATCCGCGTCCGCCGCGGCAAGCGCTATGCGATCCGCCGTGTATG